GAGCCGCTAGTGAAGGTGATCACCCCGTTGCTGAAGTAGCCATCTGCTTGAGCAGCAGCTGCTCCAGTGTAGGCGAACTTCCACTTCTGCGTAGTGATTGAACTTACCGTACCCGTGAAGGTGTAGCTTGCTGGGTTGACACCACAGTAGCCAACCTTGCCAGGAGCTGCTCCACCGAAGAGCTCATGCCGGCATGAGGCGGTAAAGGTCTCACCAAGGTTGCGCTCAAGGTCCTTCATCGAGGACACGAACTCTACTTGCATGCCGTCCTGTGTCCAACGGAGGTTACCAACTCGCCCAGTGAAAACGACAACCTTGCCAGCCGATGGGTTGTCCCACAGGCACCAAGCGGCCTCTACCTCAGCCTCGTCAATCTTACCTGCACGCAGGTCCTCATCAGGCACATCAACTACCGCCGCCTGCACAGACTGGGTGGACACAGAGGCATCGGGGGTTGAGACATACCTCAGGGCAGTGAGGCCGGGTGCCGGCTTGTATGTGGCACCACTTACCACTAGCTCGAGGTCGTGGTCTGTCCAGGCGTAGATGGTGCCGTCCTTTGCAGTCAGCTTCATGAGCCGAGCAAACTTGACAGAGCCGCTGTCAAGAGCGGTGCGAATGGCAGATGGGATGGTTCTCATGCTGTTGGATGGTTGTGTTCAAACACCTCGATAAGCGACAGATCTGAAAGCTCGTCACCAACCGACTGGTTGCTTGAGTTGAGAGCCGCCATTGCCCAGCTGATGTCAGGCTGGTTGAAGCGGGCTGCAAAGTAGAAGGTGCCCGTGATGGTGAGGCCAGAGGTGTGACCAGGCACGTTGACAACTGGTACCCCGTTGAGCACCTTGATGGTGTACGACACCGGGGTTGCACCACTGCGCACCTGCACACCTGCATCGAGGTGAAAGATCGGGTGGTTGTCGATGGGCGACTTCAGGTAGAAGTTGTTGCCTGAGCCCGTGTAGACAAGAGACTGGCCCGTCCAGGCATTGAGGTCGGGATCAAGGAACTTGAAGGAATAAAGCCCGCCCTGTGCGGTATCACTGAAGAAGGTAGCGATAGCCTTGCGATCTTCCGCCTTGATGAGGCGTGATGGCCACTTCCACGTGATGCGGTAGTTGGACAGCTTGTTGAGGCGAAACTCAGCCGCACCATTGGTGACGATGGTGGTAGGCTGGTTACTTGATCGCTGCAGCCCGTGAATGAGCTTTGGATTTGGGAAGAGGACGTTGACAAATGCCATGTCTTAGACTCCGTATGAAACTTGAGCATCAGACACGGCCGATGCAATGTCCCGCTTGAACTCATCGATCTTCGAGCGGAAGGAGGCAGCATCGATCGCATCAACCCGGAAGCTGATGCTGACGTTCGACCCGAGGTTCTTGAGCTTGTCGTTAGAGACGATGCTGCCAGAGGAACCAAAGGTGCGGAGCTCTGGGCCCTTCTCACCAACAAGGTAGGCCTTACCTGCCTCGATTGGACCACCCTCAGCCCGAGCACCACCAAAGAGGCCGCCAAGGAACTGCCCAGCCGCACCAACGAAGCCACCCACCTGGCCCGTCTTACCGAGCTGGTTGCCAAAGAGTGCAGCGGCCACCTGCGCTGCCAGGAAGTTTGCGACCACCTGGTCGATAGCTCGCTTGACACCACCCACGAGATCAGTTAGGTTGCCTTGCATGAAGTCGAAGAAGAACGACTGGAAGGCACCCTGAATGCCCTGAGCGGCTGAGCGCCAGAACTCACCCACGTCCTCAGCTGCCTGCTTGTTGAGGTCAGTGATGCGCTTCACCTGCCCCTCAACATAGCGAACGTAGTCAGCTTCGCTGATCTTGCGGGCAGTCAGAAGCTCGGCAGCCAGTTGAATGTTGCGCTGCACGGAGGCCGTGATGGCCGCCTCAGACTCAGCGATGATCTGCTGCTGAGTTGCCTGCTCATCCTGTGCCTTCTTGAGGGCGGCACGACGCTCTGCAAGAACCTTGATCTGGTCACGCATGTTGAGAAGGGTCACCTCATCGAGGTCCTTACCTTCAATGCGAAGCTTGTTGAGCTCACGCAGCAGGAAGATCTGCTTCTCACGCTCATCAGCCGTCAGACCTGCAAAGCGCAGCTCCTCTTCAGCGAGTGAGAGTGACTGCGCCTCAGCGTCTAGGTTGTCCTGCAGCTGCTTCGACTTCTGCTCGATGTCAAGCTCCTGCTTCTTGAGGTCGATCATCTGTGCGAGGTCGACAAGCAGGGCCTTTTGGTTGTTGGTGAGCGACTTGTAGCGGCCCTTCTCAATCTCGAACTGGATGCGCTCAGCCTCAGACGTCTTACCAAGCAGCTCAAGCTGACGGAAGAGGTCGTTCTCAGCGTCCTTGAAGAGCTTTGCCCGGTCCTCAGCGGCCTTCTTCTGGGCAGCAGCACGCTTGGCCGCCTCAGCGGCCGCCTTTGCTTCGGCCTCAGTCAGCCCATCAGCAGCCGCCTTGGCCTCCTCGGTGCGCTGGCCGAAGTTCTTGATGGCATCGCCTGCATCACTGAAGGCCATCTTCGTGATCTCGAGGGCTTGCTTGAACTCGCCAGAGAAGAGGGCTACAAAGGCAGCAGCAAGGCCACCAAGCAGGCGGCCAAGGTCTACGATGAGCAGCTTGATTGAGCCGAAGACAAACTGAACAAGCTTACCTGCCAGCTCAGTCTTACGAAGTGCATTGATCGTGTCAGCGAATGCCTGCACGATCATCGTGATGGCAGGACCAACGTTTTCGGCCAGCTGACGGCCTACACCTGCGAGGGCAAGAGCCAGATTGTTGAAGGCGACCTCTTGTTCCGCCCCCTGCTGAGCCAGGATCTTCGACTCACCAGCACCATACCTCTGCACACGGTCAGCGTAGGTGTCAAACTCTTTGGCTGCGGCCTTGATGCCGAGTGAGGAATCACGGAACGAGTTGCCAAGCAGCAGCTGCACTGCAGCAGTTGCCTCAGCCGTCTTGCCAAGTGCGTCATAGCGCTCAAGAATGACTGCAGCTGCCTCTTCAGGCTTGAGCTTCTTGATTTCCTCGAAGGACAGCCCAAGGTTGGTGAGGGCGGTAGCTGCCTTGTCAGACGAGTCATCTGTCTTGTCGAGGACCTTGGTGAGCTTGTCGTAGACTGACTGCAGCCCTTCGACCGAGGTGCCCGTCTCATCAGCAATGAGCTGCAAGGTCTTGAGACGGTCAACCGAGATGCCGAGCTTGTCAGCCAGTTCAGCCGCATCATCAGCAGCCGCATTGAGGGCGATAGAGAGACCGCCAACTGCCGCACCAACTGCCGCAATAGCAGCGCCTGCTGCGGTGAGTGCCGCAGGGATGAGGGCAATGGACGACTTGAATGCATCAACACCTGCTGCCTTGAAGATGCCAGCTGAAACACCGGGCAGCTTTGCCGTGCCATCAATCTCACGCTTCAGTTGAGAGAGGACTAGCGCCAGCTTGTTCGAGGAGTCAGCGTACAGCTTCTGTGCTGCAACAGAGTTGTAGGCTTCCTTGTAGGCCAAGCGGGCAGCTGCCGCAGTTTGGCCTTCAGCCAGCGCCTGGGCTTGGGCTGCCTTAGCAGCAGCAAGTCGTTCAGTCGCAACTGCACGGCCTGCAGCACCGAGGGCGGTGTACTGCTCGCCATTCTTCTTGAGCTCGGTGGTGAGCACCCTGAAGGAATCACTACCTTCCTTGAGACCCTTCGAGAGGGTCTGGATGCCAACTGCGGCACCTGCGGTGGCACCACCCACAGCGCCAATACCTGCCACAGCTCCTGCTGCGCTGGCTGCGATGTCAGAGAGAGGTTCAGTGAGGGCCTCAGAGATTGAAACCTGGCCAGACAGCAGGCCAGCAAAGTCTACCTTGATCTTACCGAGAGCATCGCTAAGCTGTCGCAGGCCACCAGTTGCGGTTGAACGAGCCTCATCGTTGATCTTCTTGACCGCCTCAGCCGTCTTGTTTACGCTGGCAGATGTCTGCGGATCAGACAAGCCACCAAGATTGGTCTTGGTCTTGCTGATGCCATTGAGCTGGTCTTGAAGCTTCTTGATGCCGGCTGAGGCCTCATCCTTGAAGCTGGCGATTACCTTGAGTGCTTGTTCGATCATGATTCTTCAAGCGTCCTTACGAATGACTGTAGGCCTTCCTCTGAACCACGTGCGCCCATCGCAATCACGTGTGTCAGTGTAGCCAGTTCAACGCCTGCTACAGATCGAGAGCTCCTTACGAACATCTTGATCTGATCCAGCGTCATGTTCTCTACCTCAGTCAAGCGAAAGCCTTGCCGAACCAGGTAGCTTACGACTTCGCCCCAGTCGCTTCCGTTACCCGAGCCATTGCTGCCTTGAACTCCGGCAGCACCTTCTGGACGAAAAAACCGAGGTTTACCTCCAAGAACGCACCCGTCAGCTTGATGCCCTCATCCACGCCCAGGCGCTCGATGAACTCACGGTCCACGTTTGAGCACATCGTGATGAGGTCAATCAGGTCGTCTCCACCAACTTCCATGGCAGATAGGACGAGGCCAATTTCTAGTGATTGAGTTCCCTCCTGCTTTGACACCAGTTCAGCGAGGTGGCTGAAGATGTGCTTGGCCTTCGACATGGCTCGTGGGAGCTGGCCAAACTTGAAAGGAGAGATGGACACAGTGCGTCCACCGATATCGAGGTGCTGTGTCGGGAAGAGGATTGAAAGGTCGGACATTGCGTCTCCCTGTTGGTGATGAGGATCGGATACCGAAAAGGGACAGCCCTTTCGGAGCTGTCCCTCTATTTAGGGCTTCTGTCTGCTTACAGACGAATCACTTCGAAGAACTGGCTGAGGCCAGCACCCGTGATTTCAGGAGCCGCCTGCAGGCCACCCGTCAGCTGCAGAGCACCAACTTCAGTACCGATCAGGTCGATAGAAGATGGAGTCGACAGACGAACGTTCCACAGGGTGGCGATCAGCTTCTTGCCAGCGCTGTCCGTCAGGTCAGCACGAAGCATGACGTTCGGAGCAGCAACACCCAGGCCCTGTACACGGCCATCGTAGGTGGCATACGTGTAGTCAACCAGCACATCGTGTGCCGAGGCACCCGTGATGATGGCCGAACCAGGCAGGAAGTCGATGCGGCCAGTGGCTGCATCAAACGTGTAGTCCGTGTTGAGTACAAGGTTGGTCGATGGGGCCTTCGTCACAACCACAGACGAGATGCCTGGGTGCTTGACGAAGATGCTCGTGCCAGCGTAGGCCTTGTGGGCCTCATCAGTCACCGAGGCACCCGTGCCAGAGGCCAGCGAACCGTAGAGGGCACGCTTGAGGTTGGCAGTGTCAAAGCTGCGGAGGGTCATTGCCACGTTGAAGTCAGTGGACGTGACCGTGTCGATCACCTTGGCACGTGCACCCGACTGGGACTCACGGAAGACCAGGTTTTCTTGGGTGGAGGTCAGCTGAAAGACGTCAGCATCGCCAAGCTCGCTCCAGCCGCTGATGCGTCCTGTTGCATCACGATCGGCAATACGGAGGTAGCCTTGACCCCGTGCGTAGTAGGTAGTAGCCATGAATGGGCTCCTTCAGAAAGTTGTTACTCGGAATAGACTGCCGAAGCAGCAAAGGTCAGATCATAGAAGACAGCATCTGGGGCAAAGTCAACGAGCGTGCACCCGTCATATCCCCAAAGTTGGAGTCCTTGATCTGGAACCCCTTTACCTCTCACCGCCTGAGAAGCTTTTTCGATCAGATTGAGTTGGGTATCTACGAAGTCTGTCTCTCCTGCCCCGTACTTCAGCTTGAGAATCACGGAGAAGAAGATTCGAGTGTCTTGGAACTTGCGGTTGGGTTGAGCCGTGTTCTGTTGGGAACGGAAGACTACCCAGGCCGCAGGGGCCTCAACGCTCGAAAGGGTGGGATCAGCTTCGGAACCACCCATCGTGACCGCAACCCTGCCGCCTAGCTCAGTTACGGTGTTCAATTTCGTGACCAGGTCACTAGCGTATTCAGCAATCATGCCCTGTCCTATTGTTTCAGCACAGTTATTTATGCCCCGAGGTGCCTACGCACCAGACCTGCAATTGCGCTTTCATCGTCCTTAGAGATGCCAAGGAAGGGGCGAGCAGGCATTCGTGAGGTGCCAAGCTGCAGGTAGCGAGCATAGGGTGCGTTTGAGGAAACCTCAACCTGCCCCGCAACCACTTGATGGC